AGAAATCTGACTGGGGATTGACCATCCTCTGAGAGTTGCCTAGCCATGGGTATCGGATTTCTCTCACAGCGGCTGACCACCGTAACGCGGGTGGAGGTGGAGGTGCCCTTTGGATCTGTCGAGTATGAGGATCCTAGGGTGGTCTCTGCACTGTCGACTGGGGGTTTGAAGGAGCCGGCTACCGAAAGGGGTCAAATTGTAACTGGGCTCAAAATGGCATGGTGGTTGTTGCTAGCACCATTCTGGCTACCTGCGTGGGTATGCCGGAAAATTCTGGTGGCGATCTGTTCACTCGTGATGGTGTTCTATAGGTGGTGTGCGCGTGTGGACCAGCGTATTCGCGCTGTTGTTAGGTCCGTGGTGGAGGTTTGCCAGGATGTAGCGATCATATGCAGGGCGTCATTTAACTATCGAATGCGTGCATTGATCGTTCTGCTCGCGGTTGTGTTCGTGTCTCTCTTTGGATTGCTCGGGTTACTCGTGTGGTCCGGTTCCGTCGCCGGTTGGGTGTGCTGTTATCTTCCGACTGACTTCAAGTATTATTTGAAGTTCTTGAGGAAGTTGGAGGACGCCTGGACTAAATCACTCGAGTGTCCCGAACTTGAGGACCAGAAGTCGGTCCCACTGGTCAAGAAGGAGAGGAACACATTCGCCTGTCGCCTGGCAACTCGCGCTATCTCGCGGGTTGGCCTACTGAAACCAACCAAGGCTAATGCCCTGGTTTACCAGAAGGTCATCCTTGATGAGATGCGTGAGCTTAACGTACGCTACGCGGATCGTCTTCGGGTCCTGCCTGTTGCTATAGCTGCCTGTCTCGAGCGACCTGAGGAGGTGCAGAGTGTTGAGAGGTGCATTGAGCACCTCTGCTCTGCGTCGGCGAACCTCTAGGGGTGCCTCGTGAGGCGTGAGGGGGTGGACACACACGTTGATAGACGTTCATTTGACCTATCTCGTGTTGACGGTGTTAGTCCATCCGAGGTCCTCACGGTAACTCGCGGGGTAACAGGGAAAGGGAGTCGTACTTGGTATTCGTTCAACTCCCCAGCCCATACATATGAATACCTTGTCCACAACAGTTCTTTGATCAACGTGGTCCGTGGTCTCGTTGAACGCGTCTTTTGTGTTGTGGGCAAAAACGGACAACTTGTCAGACCCCCTCGGCCTGACAAGGGTGTCTTCACCACGAAGATGGGAGCAGTTGGTAAACTTCTGAGCGCTAGTGTAGGTTACTGCCACCGGATGACAGTTGACGAGTTTGTCAATTCTTATCACGGTTCGCGAAGGGACTCATACGCTCGTGCTGCAGAGACACTGTCCGATCGAGGCTTGACTGTTAGGGACTCCTACCTTAGTACCTTTGTCAAGGCCGAGAAGATCAACTGCACCCTTAAACCCGACCCCGCCCCGCGTGTCATACAACCGCGGGGTCAACGCTATAATATAGAGGTCGGAAGGTACTTGAAGCCCCTGGAGCCGCTATTAATGAAAGCCATTGACAAGATGTGGGGGTCCCCCACCGCTATCAAGGGCTATACAGTGGAGAAGGTGGCTTCTATTCTTGATGCAAAGCGGAGGAGATTTCGTGAACCCGTATACGTCGGACTAGACGCGAGCAGGTTTGATCAGCACTGTTCAGTTGAGGCTCTCCAATGGGAACATTCTGTCTATAATGCTATTTATAAATCAGAGTATTTGGCAGAACTTCTCAGCTGGCAATTACGTAATCGTGGGACTGCCTTTGTCCCTGATGGTAAGGTTAAGTATTCAGTGGACGGTTGTCGCATGTCTGGGGACATGAACACGTCCATGGGTAACTACTTAATTATGTCCTCATTGTGCTACGTGTATTGCCAGGAGGTCGGCCTCAAAGCTGAACTCATGAATTGCGGCGATGACTGTGTCCTTATAATGGAGAAGAAAGATTTAGGACTTATGTCATCGTTACCTGCGTGGTTCTTACGTATGGGTTATACTATGAAGGTTGAAACGCCGGTGTATGACATGGAAAAGGTAGAATTTTGCCAAATGCACCCCGTTTACTGCAGTAGAGGTTGGGTAATGGTCAGGAGGCCCGATACAGTTATGACAAAGGACTGTTGTGTGGTTCGAGGTAATATGACCCTCAAACGCCTTTCTGCCTGGTTGCATGCACAGAGTGTTGGTGGTGCCTCCCTGTGTGGAGACATCCCTGTCCTAGGTGCATTTTATCGTTGCTTCCAAGGTGAAGAGGGGGGCGAGGACTCTGAATATGCTGCACCTCATAAATTTCGGGCCGGACAGCAGTGTGGCAGCATCTCGAGCGCATCGCGCTACTCGTTTTGGCTGGCGTTTGGGCTTACACCCGACGACCAATTGGCTCTGGAGGAGGAGCTAGCCAAATTTACATTCTCCACCACTTATGGGGAGTATGTTAAGAGTGGGGCGTCGTTGCTCGACTACTGCTGTAGATAACCGACCATTATCACCCACGCAAACTGGATCCAGTCACATTAATTGCTTTAGGTGGATATACACTTGCTGCATCAGCGTACGAACTGTATGAGAACAGTCGTTCTTCGACAAAACAGGGTAATAGCACCAACAAGACTGCGGCCACTCAGCCTGCGAAACAACCAGCCTCACTTCCCCAAACACCCTCGACGTCCACGCCCAATGGCATGAAATATATAGTGGAGTTTCCGGATTCGAGCGACCAAATTGTTGTACACAATTCTGGTGGACAGTTGTCTAGTGCAGGTACATTCCGCGGAGCTGCTGGTGGAGGTATTGGTGGAGCGATTAAGGAAGGATTGCGCGACGTCATTATGACAGGAGGTAAGAAACTTGCTGCTAAGGCCGCTGATAATGCGGTGGACTACGTGGTGGCTAAGTTGCCTAAGAAGAAACAACCCAAGAAAGTTTCAGGCAAGCTTGGGCGGAGGGCTGGCACCCAGCAGGAACGTGCTATTGTTATTGCCCCGCGGGCATCGAAGCCATATGTTACGACTACAGCACCGGTAAGCTATGGAGCTACTTTAGCTGGAGCTCGGACTATCGCTCGGAAGACTCGCCAAGGGCATATTGTACAAGGCCGTGAATTCCTGGGAGCCGCCTATGACACCAAACTCGTGACCACTTGGTCTATGTGTTTTGGTGCGCCGCTCACCCCTGTGAGCTTTGTGGATTCTATTCTTAGGCAATATGGTGCGATGTACAATTACTTCCGTTGGAGGAAGCTAACTGTGCATTATGTTACCACGTCACCGACGTCCACAGCTGGATCAGTCATGCTGTACTACAACAAGGATCGTGCCTCCACCTTCATCAATCAGACTAGTCCAAACCTAATGCCTTTTGTGTTGTCAGATCCTCATACCACGATTGCACCCCAGTGGCAGAACTTCTCTGTTGTCCTGGAAACCGACAGTGAGTGGAAGCGTCTGGACTATGGTCTAACTGATGATTCCACTCATTACACTGCCGGGGAGGTTTTCCTTTTATCCAAGACCGCAGCTAGTACTGATTCACCTGGTATCCTGCTTATGGAGTATGAGATCGAGTTTAAGGACGAGAATTTAACGCCTAGGTTGTTGTTGTGGCCGCAACCTACCATTAACTTTGTTCCCTACACGTTCACCATCCCTACAGCCACAGCTGGCAATCCTGTTAACATGTTGCTAGGGGGGACTCCTATTATGGGTTCAAACACGAACCTGGTACAGCCAGGGGGTATCTATAAGGTAATTATGGATGTCTCCAATTCTGACTTTACCGGGACCACGCCTGCTTTGACCGCAACCAATATATGGAAGTACCCTGCTGGTACTGGCACATACAACGCCAGCCTGGTTGATGGATCAACGTTATACGCCGTGAATGGGCCGTCAAATGTTCAATTCTTCACAACGTTGGCTGATGCTTATGTTAACAATTCACCTGTTCAGTGGCAGACAACCATAACTGCCTCCACTGGACGGCTTTTCATGTGGTTTTCATTGATAGGGTATGTTGGTAGCTCCAGCATTAACCCTAATATGTAGTTTGCGTGGGAGCGGGGTAAAGAAGCCGACCACTTCATGTCGATCATTTCTCTTGACGGGGAGCTTGATTTTACCCCTTACAATCGTACCTCTTCTGTTGTGCATTTATCTCATAAAAGTAAACGCGGCGAAATACACTTAGGCCCTAAGACCTTTTCTGACAAATGGAAGATCCCGAGCAGTGGGTTTTACACCCCCACAGATGTGAGGCTTGTAATCACTCCACATATCTCCGAGAAAGCTGGCGTAATGGCAGTGGTAAAGTTAATCGACGCATCCGACATGAGCCCTGCCCGAGTGTTGTACCAGTCCAAGGAATTCAACCTTGGTCATGGCCTGACTCTCGAGGGGACCCAACTGCCGTTCTGCCTGCCAATCGGGGAATATCCTATACTGTTCGAGGTCACGGTGTCACGATCACAGTTTGTGGAAGCTCGGACGATGTTTACAACATCGCTCGAGTGGCGTATGATGTGGTCCAACACCCCGTTGTCCAGGGTAAAGTCTGTTTTCGCCGTGGCTCATCAACCTGTGATTGAAGTGTCTCCTACATTCAAGAATATTGTACCGTTGTTGGACAGTGGGCCTAGGGCCGGAAGCAAGAACAGGAAGAGCAGAACCTCAGCATCCACTAGTGGTGGTACGGTCCAGGGTTTGGTCACCTTGGAATGCGTAGGGCCAGTGAATGCTGTCAGTAACTCTAACTGATTTTGTGGATGGTGTCCGGGTGGGGGTTCCCACACCCGTTGGGTGGGGCTATAAGGGAACTCTTGGAATTACCTCATTTCATCACCTGGGAAACCAGGGTAGCCC